TGTCATAGTATGCGTCACCCTCTCTGTCAATCGAGACGGACGCCTGAGAGCCTTCAGGGTATCGCTTGACGTACTCCTGCACTGACATAGCGTGAAGCAGGAAAGCGTACTGGGCATCAGACTTGTCCTGAAGGTAGGCAGCAGGGTCAAACCAGACTCGATCAATGAAGTTGGCAACAGGCTCAATCACTAGGTCTTGGTCGAATGATTGCGGGTCAGAATACTTGTGGCTAACCATCCAGCCATCGTAGCCAGTAGTCACCATGCCTCGACCGGCATTGACGTAGATGTCCTTGGCTCGGCTGATCGACTCGATGTTACGCACCAGGCCATCAATGACCATCGCAGTCTCTTTAGACGCTGGGCCTGACATTGGCGAGACCTTGATGTCAAAGTCAGCCTGCTCGATCTCAGCAGTCACCTGATCGACAATAGGGTTGACCATGTCAAACGTGTATCGAGGCTTGCCGACATTGTTCGTCCACCAGTAGGGTTCCCACTGTCCGTCACGTTTGTCGCAGAACAGATGCGCCTCGCGGGCCTTCTCTCGATTATCGTGGTCAGCCTCTTGTGCTGCCGACATCAGATTCAGCACCGCCTGGTGGTTGTCAAAGTCTATAGCGTAGTCATCACCTGATCCGTACTTAGCCATCATGCCCATCCTTTAAATTTGATCTGCTTGACCGCTCCCAGCTTAGGTTTCGGTCGGTACATTGCCATCATCAGCGCATCAGCCATGTTGGGGCTGGGTATCTCATACGGCTTCTTCGCCATCTCAATCTTGGACATGATCTGAATCTTGCCAGTGTTAGTACGCTTCAATGGTATTCGGCACACCTCAGAGCGGAGCTGGTCGATCTTCTCGATCTTGGATGACAAGCTGATCATCTCATCAGGGTTGACGTACTGGCCCTTCGTCACCGCCCGGTAAGTTGCCTCAAACCTGTCTCTGAGCCTCCAGTAATACTGCGCCCGCTTGTTGGCGAACGTCTCCCGGTTGTTCTTGGCTCGCTGAGTACCGCCGTCAGAGTAGGGTAGCTCTGCATCCTCTGGCGACTCCGACCCCTTGAACATAACGTAATCAATCTTCTTGTTCTCCAGCGTTGCATCGACCTGGCGCTTGAGACTCACGCCCAGGCCATCACAGTCCCACACAAAGTAGTCTGCCCTGTCAGCCAGCGCAAGATCGAGCGCCCAATCCATGCCGTCTGCTGACTCGCCTGTGACCTTCTCGCTGACATTCAATACTACGTTGCCATGCCTGACTGCGTAGCCCTTGGAGTCGCCTCCAGTGTCACTGGGATCATGGCTGGCTATGATAGCACCTTCGCCCTTCCAGCCCATCTTCAGGTGAGAGTCTATCGCAGCCTCAAACCAATCCACCGGGATGATTGTGTCCTCTACTTCGTCGTAGAACTCGCCCAGCCAGATGTGCCGGTAAAGAGCTGTAGACAGATTGGCCTGGTCATATGCGCGTTCCTGCTCAAGCACTGCCGGGAAGAACGGGTTGTCATTAAAGTTGATCCAGATGATCAGGTGCATATCATCTTCGTAGAACCCTTCTGACCTGAGAGCCTTCTCAAACGGCTTGATGAACCTCTGGCTGAACGGGTCGGCAATTGATCTTGGGTTGGCCGTCATCCAGATTTCAGAGTCATCTGATCTGAGCGTAGGCGTCAGAGCCTTCAGAGAGTCTTGGCTGATTGTCTGAGCTTCCTCCACCCAGAACCGCTTGAACCCGTACATCGACTTGATGCCTTCCGGGTTTCTCGCCAGCCCCCTGAACTTGAAAGCGTCATCGCCCTTGTACTGAATTGAGTTAGCCTGGACAGTGAACCCTGACAGCTTCAGCCTTTCGATCTCACCTGACAGCAGCGAGAGAACCGAATCATCCATCGTGATTTGGTACTCTCTGAAGCAGGCTGTCTTGATACCCTTGGTCTGGGCATCCATCAAGCAGATGTCACCTACCGACTGGCTCTTGCCTGATCCTCTGCCGCCTATAAGGATTTTGAATCGCTTGGGCGTAGTGATCAATGCTCTCAGCTTTGCCGGTAGCGTCATCTCAGGCATTGACTAGCCTCACGGTCCAGTCATGCTCTATCGGACCACCGTTCTCACCCATGTGTTCCTGCTGCACTCGTTCTGAGTACCCGTGTTTGGTCAGAATCAGCTTGGCAATAGTGGGATTCATCTCGCCTTTTAGACTGCCGTTGAGCAACTTTCTCTCTTGCGCCCTCAAGCATCTACCAACAATGTCAGAAAACTCTTGCTTTTCAGGGTCATCGCACCAGTCGTAGATGGTCTCGCGTGAGATACTTAGCTCAATAGCTAGTCCCGCCATTTGGGGTATAACGTCACCGCACTCGATGTATCCTCCATCCACATAGGCTTTTGCCTTGGATAAGATTTCATCGTTGTACTTAGTCGGTCTGCCGCCTGGCATTACTCATACCTCGCTGGCTTTGGCTTCTTTGCCATCGACAGAGCAATGGCGATAGCCTGCTTCTGAGGTTTACCTGACTTCATCTCAGCCTTGATGTTGGCCGACACAGTCTTCTTGCTTGACCCTTTCTTCATTGGCATAGAGCCTCCTATTGGTTTCTTGATGATACCACAGACGATGAAGCGAGTGAAATTGTAGACGAAATGCGCTTTCTGATCCTTGATCGCGCTATCCAGTCAGCCAAATAAAAAAGCCCCGGCTTATGGGGCAAAGGCACCGTCGAGGTGCTAAGGGTATTCCGTAGTGTATCATGCCTTGTCGCGCATGGCCTTGAGTCTTGCTCGGTAGTCATCACGGACCTTCTTGATCTGCTCCACCGTGTACTTCTTGAGGTCATGCGGGCCTTCCAGGTAGTCAACTCCGTCTTGTCCGATCCGTCTGATTAACTCCACTCTGTAGGGAATCAGATTGCCGGACAAGTGGTTATTGCATGGAGCGCACTGCTTGTGGATGTTCTTCTCGTCAAACCTCAACTCTGGTGCGCTTCCTGTCGATCTGTAATGCCCTGCGTGATACTGGCCCTCATGGTGCCTGCCGCACGATACGCATGGAAGATCGCTGTCTCTTTCTCTCACATAGGCATTAACCGCTGTCTGAGCCTCTTTAAGCCATTCTGAGCGCGTCTTGATACGCTCCCTAGCCTTCTTGGTCTCTTTGCGTTCTACGGCCCTCTTAGAGCGTTTTAGAGTTATTGTGCGCTTGCCAGCAACGATGAGTCCGCAGTCTGGTGAACACCATGCCACTGGCCCTGGGAAGGTTTGCTCAGGCCTGAAGTATTGGCTGCACCCGCCGCACTTACGCTTGCTGTTCACGCGCCTTGCTCCTGAGCTTTGCAATATAGCAGGCATGGCAGATCATCAGGTTGCCGTACCGGACCTTTGCCTTGCACCCGTTGATGCACTTTCTTGCCTCACGCTCCTTGCGCTGTCTGCGCTCCTCTTGTGCTGTCTGGCGCATCTCAAAAGTGCGCTCTGTGATCTCAGCCTGAGTCCTTTGCTGGAACGTGGATACTCCGAAAGGTATGACCTTGACGCTGCCGGTAAATTTCGACAACGCTACTGCTAAGCAGTCCAGAAGCTCTCGCTCTTTTGGATCATCCTTCACTACTGCTGGACCGAAGAAGCGAATTTGAACGCACTCTCGATTCGTGGATTCAAGAATTGTCATTGGCTCGCTCCTTGTCCACTTTCACTTTGTATCGGTTCTCGTTTATGGTTTTCCAGTCTTCGCCATCATTGTCACGCAGTGCGTTACCTGGCGGAAGCTGCTGAATCTGTCCACCCAGCTTGATAAATTCCTCGACGTAATCTTTCATCGCGCCTCCCGATATTCATCAAATGCCTTCAGTGATGGGTCAGACCACTTTACGGAATGCTCTGCTCCGAAGGCGTAGATTATCTCAATTAACTGACTGAACTCTGGTTTGGTCATCTTAGACGTTCGCACTCCCATCACAACAAAGCCGCCATTGATCCCAGGCACCACATCTTGCTGCTTCCATGCCGCTGAGAATACTTCTTTCCAATCTTCCTTTTCCAGCTTTCTGCCGTACCACTCCACTTGTGTTGCTACATCCTGAAGCATAGGCCACAGCTTCGCATTCTGGTCGCTGCTGCGCTTTACTCTGCCCAGAGTGACAACCACAGGCCCACCACGCAGACCTTTGAACAGGTTGTCCTGTATCCACTTCAACCCTTCGCCTGCGCCTTGCAGGTCAGATATTGTTCTGCTGATCTCGCTCATTCAAGCCTTCCCCGTAAGTGTTTAATCTCAATCTCAAGCCGCACTCGACGCTCAACGTCATCATCACACAAGTCTTTCTCTGCGACCTTTTCAGCAATGGCGTAGCAGATAAAGTTCTGGTCAATCATTTGACTGTTGCTCCTGATAAAATCCTGAATACTGTTGCTGCCACGATTGGAACCTGTCCGTTTCCAATGGCTTTAAGTCTGTCCACCCTAGCGGCCACCCCATCAGCCACTCGACCCACAGGGGATTCAATGCCCCAGATATGTCCGACACGCTCTGCGAAAGCATGATCTGTTTCCCCTTCTCTTGCCTCCGCTGGATCGCTCCCGAACCAAGATTGCCCCTGTCCCTGTTGTCGCTGGCTTGTGGTGTCGGCCATTTGCGGGAATACGCTACCGCCTCGGAAAGGTTGTGGCTGTATCCTCTCTCCAACACTTTCTCCGCTTGCATGGGGTCTGATGTTCCCTTGTGGTCGCAAGCAGTTGGAGTCGGCCAGAAGCCAGAACCTGTCTCGTTTATGGGGCGCTCCGCAGTCGGATGCTGAAACAATACACCATTCACAGTCATACCCCATCTCGGTAAGGTCACCGATGACCATTGCAGCGCCTCGTCCCACAAGCATTGGTGAGTTTTCCACGAATGCGAATCTAGGTCGTATCTCACCGATAATTCGTGCCATGTGCTTCCACATACCTGATCGACTGCCTTCAATTCCTGCGCCCCTTCCTGCGCTGCTGATGTCTTGGCATGGAAACCCGCCCGAAACAACGTCAACAATTCCTCGCCACGGCTTTCCGTCAAAGGTCTGAACGTCATCCCAAATCGGGAAAGGCGGGAGAATGCCGTCATTCTGTCTGGCGGCAAGTACGCAAGCTGGGTATGGTTCCCATTCAACTGCACAGACTGTTCGCCATCCAAGTAGCCCCCCCCCAAGTATTCCTCCACCAGCGCCTGCGAAAAGAGCCAACTCATTTAATTTTCCTTGATTAGATTGCGTCATTTCACGCCTCGATAGAAAACGTGATCACTGATCTTCGCCACCCGCTGCCCTGTGTGCGCCCAGCCAGGGTTCACTCGCGTTGCGTGATAGTGCGTTGCCTCGCCTACTATCGGTGCCGATCTGCCTTCGTACACTGCCCTTGCAATCAACTGAGCTACTCGCCAGGACACATCATCTTCCGGCTGGTCACTCTTGCCGTCACAGTAGAAACTGAACTGGCACTGGTATCTATCCTCGCCACCATCGTAGACCACTGAACAGGCGTCATCAGGGTATCGAGGATCATGGACACGGTTAATGACCACCTGAGCAACAGCGTACTGTCCAGCAATAGGCTCGCCCCTAGCCTCAAAATATATCGCGGTCGCAATACACATG